CTAGCAGGTTAAGTTTTTCTCCATCGTAGCTGTTATCACCTGTATTTTTCCAGTCAATAGTAGTATCAAGTCCAACCAACTCTTCCTGCGATTCGTTCGCAGTAATTTTTTTACGCGTGAACTTACTCGCAGGAACGCGATAAGCAAGTTCACTTTTAGGTCTGTCCATACCGTCTTGTATCGGCTTAAAAAAGAACGGATAGTTGATAGAGATAGGCACCACCTTGTCGGTAAACATTTTTTTAGCATCTGACCCTGATTTTGATAATATTCCATATCTAGCATCTGAAGATATTGTAGCTAGATTAACTGTTTCTGCTGAAGACATAAACGAAAAACCTGATCGTCTATTTTTAAGGTAGCACATGCCATAGCATCTAACATCTGCCTTGCAGGCTTCCCAGAATATATAGAATAATCTATTAGCTTCTCTAAAGTTTGGAGCGCCAACGTCAATCTTGCTCCATTGCAAATACATATAGTGTGTGCCTGTTATATATGTAGGTGTCCCGTTATTATTGAACCAAAATCCTGCTTCTCTACGCTCGAACTCTGTGTCGATATAGTCATACCACTTTTCTTTTGATTCTTCCGGGTAATCTCTCCAGTCAAATATGTTTTTAAGTTTCGATAGTTCTTTTGGATAATCGAACCTCTTCCACTTTTTGTCTTTATTGCTATATACATCTTTTGGTTGTTTTGGTAGAGCTATTTTTAGGTTTTGTATTTCGTATATATCACCTATTTGCCCTGTCCTTGATATTACAACAATATCGTGTTCTTTATTATAGCCATAGCGCCACTTCTTAGATTTGTTTAACCTGTTTATAGTTGTTAGCTTTATAGGCTCAATTACTTTATATAAAGTTTGCTTATAACTCATTTCGATCTGCCTTCCGCGAAGCCTTTAAATACTCGTTCTTTTTTTTCTTCAGATGTCTTTCCTTCCAAAATATTTTCTTCTTCTTGTATACGGTTAAGTATTTCAAACGCATCGAATATAGCTAACTTTTTAGTAGCCGCGGCATTTTTAAGACGGTCAGCAGATACGTCATCTTCAGTGTTAGTTATAATTTGCTCTTCAGCAACTTTTATTAACTCTTTAACTGCTTTGTGCCCAGCTTGGATTATATGTCTCTTTACCTCCTTGATGTCCATATTTAATTGTAATAAACTTATTGTACACCCTAAACAAGCGCTGACCGTCAATTATAAACTCGTATTGTGAAAATGGAGTATAACCAACAACTTCACCTTTTTCGTAAACACCGTCAGTATAAACTACAACTCCTCTATCTGGATGCTCTTTATTTTCGTCAAACATATCATCATTTAACAAAGGTTGAACAAAACAAAAACCTTTTAAAGGCTTCCAGTCTTTATCATTTTTATAAAGAAATAATTGGTCAGGACTTACTAAATACTTATTGTCAGATAAAAAAGCTTTACTATTTTTATCTCTACCTTTAACATCGCTCCACCTTCTAAATACATTATGATGTACAATAACTTCTGCGCCTTGCTTAATATCAGTGTCATGAGCAATAGGGGTAGATAAAACAATACCTTTGCGATTAACAAACTCGTGATTTTGATTTTCAGAATTAATTATAAGATTTTTGCCTTCTACGTCTTTAGTATTGCTGTATCTAGATCCTTTAGGCTCTACTATAAAGTGGTGTAAACTTTTCATCAATATTCAAGATTATATTCTATAGATACGGCCATGTTTTTATTAAAGTCTTTCCAAGGCATAATATCTTTATTTTTCTTGATGTATATGCTGTACTTATCTTTTTCTTCTATTATGTCGCAAATAGTATGACCTCCGTAAACCTCTTGGCCTACGGAGTAATGCATAGCGTCTATCTTATAATCTTTACCTATCGTTATTTTCCTTATTAGTTTTGTCGTCTGCATCTTCATTATATTTAATTTCTCCAGTTTTGACATTAATATCAGCAGTGCCGTACTTTTTCTCAAAACTTTTTTTTGTTTTTTCTACAAAATTATTTATAGTCATAATGTCGTGGCATATTAAATGCTTTTTATGCTCTATAACACCTAGCTCTAAGTGAGCCATGTCTAATGACTTAATTAGTTGCTGCAAACTTTCTAACTCCTCTTTTTCAATATTTTGAGGTTTAGTTAAATCAATTACTTCGTCTTTTTGTTTTGGGGTTTTTCTTTTTGCCATTTTATTTAATTTAAAATTATTAATATCTTGAAGACTGTGGTGTTCTTACGTCTTCTGTTTGAGTAGATAGATCTTGCTTTATATCATCTACTTTTACTATTTCTCTAGAACTATTATTATTTAATATTTCGTTTACAGCTTGTATTACTAATTCAGCTTCTTGCTTAGGATCAAATACTATAGGTAGCTCAGCTGGCTTACCTACTACTTCGCGACCTTGAAGATACAAGCCAAATTCATTTATATTTAGTGAACGTATGTAGTCTAACTGTTTTTTGTTTTTATCTATTTGCAATTTTAACGATTGTAATAGCTCGTTTAATTGAGCTATGTAATCATCTATTGCTTTTTGCTGTATATCATTTAAAGATCCAGGCGGATAATTACTAACTTCATTTAATCCATCAGATATAGTGTTGTATTTAGCTTCTAATGTATTTCTACTTTTTTGATGATCTATTGTTATATTAGTGTAAAAATCTGATAGCTTTTGTAAATCATCAGCTTCGCTTACAATACCTCGATAAAAATTACTGTCATAATCTTTAGCCATGTTAGTAGAGTGAGCATATCCAGCCATATAGCCTACCGTGCCATTATACTCGTGAGTATGATAGCCAAATATCTTAGGATTTTTTTGAGCACCCCAAGATATAGCCTCAGCTTTGGTAGTGTAAAGTGGTATACCGTCTATATAGGTTAATATAGGCATAGTTTAGTATTGTAATCCAAATCTAAAAGATATTGGATTAGTGTGACATATTTCTGTATTATTTACTATAGTTATGCCAGTGTTAGTTCCGTAATCTACAGTTATTGTACCATCAACAACAGCGGTTATAGTTCCTATGTCAACAACGCTACCTCCACCAATAGCTGCAGAGTATATAGCGTCACCTACAGCAAAAACATTAGTAGCTGCAGTGCCATCAACTGTTATTGTAGTGTCAGGGTGAACAGTATTTCCGTTAGCAAGTGCTCCAGTTCCAAAGTCTATGTTTGACTCAGCTATGCCAGCTACATATATTTTTTGAAATCCTTTGTTGGCTAAACCTTCAGTTCTATCTCCTTGAAGAACTATTGGCTGATATACGTAAGGCGTAGTAGAACTAAAGTTAGCGCCAAACATGTTATATGATACCATAGAGTCTAAAACAGCATCAGCTCTTTCACCAAAATCTATAGACTGATAACCTATTATATGATCTTTAGATGGTATAGAGCTAGCAGCTAAAAGACCACCGTTTAAAGTGCCTAAAGTAGGAGGAGGTGTTCCGTCTATAGCTTTAGCGAATACTAAGTTAAAAAGCTCTCCAGATTGAGAACCTCCATTAGTACCCATTATATAACCAGATATATCTTGAAGTACTGCGGCTCCATTAGGTATTTCAAAAGCTGTCCAGTCAAAAAGTAAATCGCCAGTGGTAAAAGCTATGTTACTTTGTATTGTTGGCTTTATCTGATCTGTTTTAAAATTTTTACTATGCATTATTTTATTTTTGTTTGTTCGTTTTTACTTGAACTTCCACCGAAGAAGAAGTCTATTATTGTATTTACCTTAGCACTCATGGCGCCAAATATTGTTGATATAAAGCTAATTTCAAACTCGCCTAAATCTATAGTCTTAGTTACAAAGTATTGAAACATTACAAATGTAATGCCAAAATACGCCACTGTAAACAAAGTAGCTAAAAGCTTTTGAATTATAGCATCGTCTTTATATAGATCACGCGCAGACTTGCGATCTTCAACTTCTTTCGTAAAAGCTTCGCGCTCTGCGTCTAGCAGTAGTTTTTTTAAAGCTAATTTAGCCTCGTCTCTTTCTTTGTCTGTAGTTATAACTTTGTCTAATATGCCTTCAGCATTATCTACGACTTTACCAAATAAACCACCTATTAAATTACTTATCATATCTTATCGTTTTCCCAAGGTAATTCTTTACTCCCTTCAGGATATTTCTTACCTGTAAATGGGTCTGTTATATATCCATTTCCTCTTGGCCAAACCTGGCCCATGTGATAAACAGCAGAATCGTCATAAGTTGTTCTACCTATCTTCATATCTGTTTGATGCTGCATTTCATGAGTAGCTACGTAGTTGACTTCATCTTCAGGCACGCTAGGGTCAATGTATATAGATCCATCAGAATTAGCTTCACCCATTATGCCGTCACCTAATTTTTTTCTAAATATAGGTGTATTGCTAGAGTTTCGTATTTGTCTTTTTTCTGATCCTAGTTTAAACGCCATTATCTTTCTGGGTCTTTTATCATATCATCTAAAGCTTTATTAAATACTTTATCTGTATATGTTTCATTTTTGTAAAAGACGTTTCTCTCAGTAGTAGGCACGTCTTCTTCGCCTAATAGTATTCTGTATATTCTGCTAATTAAATGGCTGCATTTAAAAGAAGTTTTAAAGACGCTGTACTTAATCGTAGTTCGATTTCGATGACGCCATACTTCAATCCAGCCTTCTCTTCTTAGCTTTTCCCAACGGTGTTTATCCCAGCTAAGGGTGTATTCACCATTTTCAAACTCTTTGCGTGTAAATCTTTTTTTGCAGTCTAAGTAAATCAATAACTCAAGCTCTGCGTCTGTTAACCCGTAAGTTCTACAAGCCCACTTTCTAGTGAGCCTGTAGTACTTTAGGATTTGTAATTCACGTAAATCTTGGCTAGTTAGCCGCATTTATTACGATAAAGTAATAGAAACGATAGCATCGTTGCCAGCGCCACTAGTTTTAACTATACCTGTTACTGCGTGTATTTTAGCTAACGTAGGAATTAAGTCAAAAGGTTTTTTTAAACCACGCTGATCTGCCTGTTGCATTATTTCAGCTATGTAGTCAGCAAGCTTGTTTGCGTTTCTAGTTTTTTCAGCAACGTCGTCTCCATCCATAAGAATTGATACTGTACCTTCTACTGTTGTGGCAGCGTCATCACTAACGCCGTGGCTAACAAACTTAATAGTACAAGTGTCCGCGACTAAACCCGCTCCATCAACTTCATAGATGTCATTCATATTAATGTAAAAGTTTTTTCTAGGGTCAAGTATCGCGCTACCTGCCATTACTGGAATTTTGATAAGTTTCATAATTTTTTTTTTTAAAATGATTAATAAATAATTTGTTTTAGATTTTATGTATAAGGATTATTGTGTATGGTTTATGTTTAATCTACTAGTAC